AAGGGAACCGTCAGCGTTCCGAAGTTGGCGTTCGGCGCACTGACGGTGCCGCCCGCCGTAATGCTGGCAACCGTGGACGATGCGCTATCCAGAATCCGGAGCGGGCTTCCGGTCTGGCCAGCGGCCATCTGGATATCCAGGATGGCACTGCCCGCACTGGAGCAGTTCAGGTCCATCGTGCCATTGGTGTAGATCGCCGCCCGCAAGGCGGAGAGCGCCGAGTTGATGTAGAAGCCCATTCGGGTCACGTTGTCGGCAGATGCCGTCAGCCCGTATCCATCCGCCCCGTTACTGAGAGTGGAGTTGACAGACCCTCCCGAGAACACCGCGAAGATGTCGGTGCCAGTCGACTTGGCCACTCGGATCTTGTAGTTGTTGTTGATCGGGTCGATACTGACGGGGTTGATGGTCCGGATCTGCCCGTTGTTCAGGACCGCAAACGTCACAGGAGCCAGCGCGCTGGGCTGGCTGGTGATGGCCGGGTCCGTGGGGTTGGCCGGATCTCCTACGACCTTCAGGGCGTTGTTGCCCACGTTCTCGACGGTGATGTTCGAGAACGATCCGGTGGCGTCGATGAAGGTCTTGTTGGACAGGGTCTGAACCTTCATGGTTCCTACCAGGTCTTCGCCAGGAGCCAGGCCGTGAACTCCATTGGAAGAGTTCTCATGGTTCCTTGAGTCAGCGAAGTCCCGGGCGGAGCTGACATGGCGAACTCTGGCACCGGCATTGTGCGCTGCTGCGCTGGTGCCGTCGATGCCTCGGGTGACTGTGCACGTAGTCAGCGCTACGGCGCTGACCTGAACCAGCTCTTCGGTAGCGCCCTCGTAGTCGAGAGCCAGGGTGAACGGCGTATTGGTCGGGAAGCCGGTAACCGAACCGAGCTGGATCGTGGTGGTGCCGCTGGTGATGCCAGCGCTGAGCGTAGTCTCGGGTGCAACCGAGCTGTAAAACCTGACAACCATGGTTGCTCCTTACGAGTTGAAGGTCTGGAAGTTCTCGAACAGACGGAAGAGGCGGTCTCGCTCCTCGTCCAGTCGACGCTGGTACAGGCCCAGGAAGTACTTGGACGCGTCCGAGGCAGCTCCGGTAGGAACCAGAGGAGCACGCTCGGTAGCTTCAATGGACTGCTGCTGAAGTCGTCCGGCTTCCCACCCGGGAAGCAGTCGCCAACAGGCGCCATAGGTAATCATGTCGATCATTCGGTCAGGCAGTCCGGTGGTCAGCTCGAAGTCGTCGTTGCCATTGACCAGAACGTCCGGCTTCTTGCTGTACGTAACCCGGATCGTCCTTCCGGGGACGATCCCGCCATCGAGGATCTGAATGGTCTTGCCGGTAGGTATCGGGGTCGGCTTGACCTGCGGGCCGGTGGAAGCCTGCGGGTTGAACCTGTACGTCCTGGCCGGACGCCAGATGGCGGACGGGCCAATAGTGTTCCAGGTCACCTTGTAAACGTCTTCAACCTCAACGGGAATCGGGTACTCGTAGCGAGCTGCTACGTAGTTGAACTCGAACTCTCCGAACACCCAGATGTCAGGGTAGATAGCCCTGATGGTGTCGTTGATGGCTTCCTTGATGCGAGACCTCGGATACCGAGGATCGGCAATCGCAATGGAATCAGTCGGGTGTGCAGCCGGATCGGTCCCTTCTGCACCCCGCCCATTGAGGTTGGCCAGAATGGTGACCAGCCCCGTAGACCTGTCGACCTTCTTGACCAACAGCATCTCGTCATCGACTTCTACGATGCCGCGAGAGATGTTGGTAGCGGTCTCTGGGTCTACAGCGAAGGCCACGTCAGTGGCCGTCATGGGGCTGGTCAGGTAAGAGATCGACTCCTGCACTCGGGTGTAACCAAGAAGCTGCTGCTTCACCCGCTGCACTATCAGATCGAATGTCGCAGCCATGCTTGCTCCTTAGATTTCAGCCCAACTGAAGGCGATGTTCCAGTTCTGGTTGACGCTACCGGCGGTAGTGAAGAACCTGATGCCCTCTCCGGGGTGAAGGACCACGCCAGAGTTTTGAGTAGAGACGATCCGGTCGTTGTTCGAGCCGGTATCAATACCTACCGGCGGAGGGAAAGAGGTGATGTTAGCAGCGAAGAGGACCGAGGGGTTTCCGGTCCTTACTGCGCCTGTTGGCGCAGGCATGGTCCTGTCGAGCCTGGCGATAGCTGCCTGGTTCTGAAGGGTGCCACCAGTAGAGCTGATGATCTGCTGGACGATCATAGAGTTTCTGACGCCACCACCACCGGCAGCAGCCACGTAAGATCCGACCGTGGCAGAGTAGACCTGCAAGGTCTTGCCGGAGCCGGTCTCGTTCATGAGGGTCACGAAATTGTTGGCCGCCACCACTCCAGGAAGGTCGGAGATGGAGAACGAGTAGAAGCCGGTGAATGTATTGCCCGTGGTTACGATGACCGGCAAGGGGTTGGGTCCAGTTACGTTTACGTTCTGCGGGTTAGGGAAGTTGGTGACGGTCACATTGCCGCCCCCGCCCCCGGTTCCCACGAGACTTCCGTCTGGGTTGACTACTGCTACTAACTGTTCGCCTGCCATCTCTTCCCCTTACGCTTGATAGGCGACACCCGTCGTGTCGCTCTTCTTCATAGCATCATCGATCTGGGCTTGCTTGGTGCCTCGGGGCTGAACGCCCTGGCGGACGGCAGACTCGTAGCTGTCCAGCTCCTTGTCCCAGGCTGCCTGGGAGGAGCCGTAAGAGTCGTTGATCTGCGGAGAGAGCTTCAGGTTCTTGGCCCGCATGCATTCGCCGAAGGTGCGATGGTCCTTGGTCTGGCAGGCTGCGCTACAGCGCAGCCCCTTTTTCAGCTTGCCTGCCATCATCCGCACCTGCAATCCTCGAAAAACTGCTTGCACTTGGGGCACCGCTTAACGTTCACCGGGCAGTCCAAGCATCTCGATCTTGCCGTGAGGCACCAGGATCACGTCGGTCTGCGGGGCTATCTGGGCATTCGCCCGGAGCTTTACGTAGTTCTCGTCCATGTCCAGAACCTCGTAGTTCTGAAGGGTGCGACCCCCGGAAACCAGGTGGACGAGCATGCCTACAGTGAGGAGCGGCGCCTTTGCGGGCGCCGCTTTGGGAGCTGCCATTAGTCGTTGTCTCCTGCGCTGTTCGTGGTGTAGATGCCCTGCTTGTAGCTGTCGTGATCGCTACCAAGCGGAGCCTGCTGGTGCATGGCGATTACGCCGAAGAGATGGGTCTCAAGAATCCCCTTCTCGTTGTTCTCCGTGAGGGTGTTGTTACCACCAGGGCCGCAGATTGCGCAGCAGCAAGTGTCCGGATGGAACAGGGGAGGACACGGCTCCTTGGCCGGGTCGTACAGGTCGTGTGCCATTACTTGCTGCCCTTCTTCCTGCCAGCCGCAGACATCTTGGCCATCTTGGCGGCGCCATACTTCTTGCGACCGGCTGCGGCTGCAATGGCCGCACCCTTCTTGCCTCCGCCAGCAGCCTTGGCTACTGCGGCAAACCGGCCGCCCTGTCCGAGGGGGGCTTTCTTGTTAGGCTTCGCTGCCATCTTCATCCTCCACGTATTCGTATTTGGTGGCCTGCCAGATGAAGGCGGGCCAGATGTCATTGCCGAACTCATCTTGACTAGCAGCCAGGATCTCGGCGGACGCTATGGCGTCCGCTTCCAGGTCGTAGTCATAGAAGGTGTTGTTCCTGTAGAGCATCCATACCGGCTTGTTCGTTACTGCCATGAGCGCTCCTAGGAAAGTCCACACCACATGGTAGTGGAGTTGAGGGTCCTGGCTGACATGTTGATCGTGGCGGGGAGGGCAGTGAGGCCCGACCCAAATACCGTGACTCTGGCATCAGCTATGGACTGGTTGGCACTGAATGTTGCAGTCGACTGGGTGCTACCGCGCATGATGGTGACGTTCGTAGTGGCCGCATTCGACAGCATGGCGAAGTAGTAGTAGCCAGGAGACGCCAGGAACGGAGCCGTTAGCGGCATCTGCTTGTGGCCGGTGCTGTTCCAGACTCCCGACTGATCGGCCGTCTGGGCCACCAGGTTGCCGCTGGTGCTGTAAAGGCCAGCGAAGCAGGCTCCAGCCGTAAGGCCGGTACCTCCGGTGACGATAGCGGTGTTGACGTTAGAGACGACCACCTGAGTCCTGACCGGCAGCTTGATCATGGTGATCACGCCCTGGGGCAGGACCATCGATGCGTTGGTCACGAACGGGTCGATACTCCAGGAGATCAGCCCGTGGTCTGACGGCAGCGTGATGTTGTTGTTCAGCTCAAGGCTGGAGGTCCTGACGCCGAGCTGGTTGATGGCGTCGGCGTTGGCCGTGATGGCCGCGTCCTGGTTGGCAAAGGCCGCATTGACAGGCACGTCCCAATTCTGAGTCCCCGCAGGGATCGGTGTGTAGGTCATCCTCCAAAGGGTCCTTCCCCGAAGCCACCAGAACCGAAGCCAGCGGCGAGTGTGAAGTTCGATTCATCAGCGACGCCAGAGGCAATCAGGCATGCCTTGGTAGCGTCATCTACCTCATGTTCGTATCCGCCCCTGAAGAAGTTCAGGCCCGCCGATGGGGCGGGCCAGAAGTCCGTGTCCTGGTTGGGGTTCTGTGGGAGATTGGCAGCTCCGAGTTCATCGGTGTACGCGTAGTACCTGACTTCCTCGTACTGACAGGGTGCAACCTCTTGCACCGAGATGGCCCGGTCCATTCGGTACCGGACCATCAGGTCATTCCAGGCGAACGGAGCCTCGGCGACCGTGCGAGTAGTGTATTTCCACGTAGCCATGAGGCTCCATCCTTCCCGAGATTAGAACGTAAACCAGTTGGTGCCGTCAGAGACGACCTTGACGGCAGCCTTGGTAGCAACCGGGCCGACCACCAGGGTGGCCGTGCCGTCAATGGTGTTAGATCCGGCGCCTGCAAGGGTCACCTGGTTGCCAGCCACGTTGGACTGGGTGACGTAGAAGACCTGGCCGGGCTGCTGCGGGTCTGTCGGCGGAAGCGTGACCGTAAAAGAAGCCGTCGGGGTACAGAGCAGGATCGAATCATTGTCGGTAAGCGCGGTAGCAACCGACGTCTTGCGGAGCGTGTAGCTTGTGTTGTCGAGACCAGACATTGAACCTCCTGAAGTTGGTTGCCCCGAAAGGGGACTTTACTGGTCTAGTAAAGTCCCCGATCCAGGCAAGTGGTTACGCGCCAGGGCGGGCCGAAGAGGTGGACTGGGCCACGATCAGCGACTCCGGACGGTACAGCGACCAACCAGCAACGCCGTACCAGCCGAAGGGCTGGAAGCGGGTGAGCTTGTCGACAACCGGACCACGGACCGTGTGGAAGTCCTCGGCCACAGCCTCGGCAAGAGCCTGCTGGGCGGTGAAGTAGGTGTTGTACACCCGAGTAGGAACCGTGCCAGCGTTCAGCACGTTCTGGCAGCGAGGAGTCTCGATGTACGCAGCACCCTCGTAGCTGCCGATCTCACCGGCCCAGATGTTGTCAGCCGCCGAGTAGTTGTGCGGGTCGCGCCAGGCAGCCGCACCGGTTTCCCGACGCAGGTCGTAAGAGACCTGCGGGTGGATGTACGCGGTGTACAGCGAGCCCTTGTTCGGGTGGGTCTTGTTGGTCCGGAGCTGAACCGGAGCCAGTCGAGCCATGTCCGAGCTGAAGTAGTCGAACTGCTGGATCTGGTTCAGGGTAACCGGGTTGGTCGGCGTGGTGCCGAACCCGTAGCCGACCGTACCGCCGACACCACCAGTGGTAGCACCACCGCGCCGGATGGTCTGCGTACCCGCAGCCAGGACGTTCTGGACGATCAGGTCGACAGAGTCGATCAGGTTCCACGCCACCTGGTTGACGAGACCGGCGGTCACGTCGGTGAAGCTGAACAGGTCCAGCTTGTTGGAGACCAGGATCGAGTTGCCGTATTCGTTCAGCGTGACAGAGACCGTGGTCGGGTTACCGGCCGCAACGGCGTCCGGGTCTACCAGCTCGTTCAGCGGGGTGATCTGCTGAGCAAGGTCCTGGTACAGGCTGAAGACAACCGAAGAACCAGGCATGGACTGCTGGACCGGTCGCTTGTCAGCGATCGATCGGAACATCGGCTGTGCACGCAGAGCAAACTCAAGCGCGCGGTCATAAGCGGTCTGGACAAGGGCGTTCATTGCCCCAGTGCCGGTAAAGGCGTTAGCCATGGATCACTCCTTAGAGAGGTCCCTTAGCCATGATTGGCCTGCTGCATCGCAGCGATAAGGGAGTTGAGGTCAGTGGCCTGCGACACAGAAGCAGTAGCAGCCTCGAAGTTGCCGAGCGGAGTACCGCTCTGACCGGCTTCGGTCATCTGCTGGAACTGCTGCTGAGTCGACGCATCGAGCGTCGGTGCGGGCGGAGGAACGGAGCCAGGGGTTCCCTGGGCACCAGAGCCGAAGGTGGCTCGCATGGATTCGGCCCATGCGCGGGCCTTCTCCGGGTCGGGCTCTCCGGTGTACAGCTCGGCTGCACCCGGAACACCCAGTTCGCTGAAGACGGACGACAGCTTCTCCTTGGCACGCTCCTGCTTGATCTCCGCGAGCTCTGCGAGGATCGCATCGTTCTGTGCCTTCTGAGCCTTGTAAGCCTCACGCAGAGCCTTCGGGCCATCGTTGTGCTCAGGCTGCGTGGTCTCGGTGTCGTCGTAACCCCATGCGTCGTTCATTTGATCTCCCTAGGTTGTGGCGCCATACGCTGACAGGGGATGCCAGTTTCGCTCGCCGTTATGTGATCCCGGACTGAAGTACAAACCAGAGGGCCGGTCGATCTCTGGTTCGGCCCGGATGGAGAGAATCGAACTCCCGTAAGCGGTTTTGGAGACCGCCGCTCTGCCACTGAGCTACATCCGATCAGCCCCGAAGGGCCTTGCTGCTACCTCGCTCCGCCTCGCTGGCTGAAGCCAGCTCTGGCCCCACCAGCGGCGCCACTAAAGTTGGCACGCTCCTGGGATGCGAGGTTCTTACGCTTGTTCGTTGCTGCTGCATTGCCTTCGAAGACCGCCTTCTCGGCGGTCCTCTGGGTGTAACTGGTTCCGTAGATAGATGCGAGATCACTCATGGTTCCAGCCTCCTGAGCGATCTGCGAGTACCCCTGAGCTGCCTGATCGGCGGTGATGCCCGATGTAGCCAAGGACTCGGCGTAGGTCTGATCGAACGCCAGGTTGTTCTTGATGGCCTGCGCTCCGATGGCCGCTGTAGCAGCAGCCTTCTGGATGTACGGCAAAGCCTTCTTCTGATCCAGGAAGTACGCAGTGAGATCGCTGTCGGCGATCCCCATCTGGTTCAGAGCCTTCTTGTAGTTCGGATTAGCAAGGACCGTAGCCTGAGTAGCCAGATCCACCCGAGTCTGAATCTCCGAGGGGCTGACGTTCTTTCCGATCCAGGCATTGAAGTCCGAAGACTGGTCATAGAATCCAGACGGCAGTCCGGCTGACTCCATGATCTGTCGGTAGCTTGCTTCTGTAGCGAGGTATTCACCCGCAGACAGGACAGGCA